GATCCGGGTCCTGCTGGTCCTCCTGGTCCTAGCGTAACTGGAGATCCGGGTCCTGCTGGTCCTCCTGGCGATTCTGTAACTGGTCCACCGGGTCCTGCTGGTCCCACTGGTACATTTGATAGTACTAGTAATATCGATACCTCAGGCGATATCAATACCTCAGGCGATATTAGTGCAGGGGATGGTAGTGGTGGAGTTGCCTTGACCGTTAATGATGGTGGTGGTAATGCTAATGTGACATTTAATCATTATGGTGGAGTCCCAGACGCGAGTGGAAACAGCGCAAGAATTGTGAATAATTCTGATTCAACTGGTACTTCCACGCTGGAATTTAAAACAGTATCAAATGTTACTTCTGGTGTTTCTGTAACTGCCCCCACAAGACTAACAATTAGCGATACTGGAGTTACAGCCGGTCCAGGTGTATCTTTCTCTGGTGATGGGTCAGGTCTAACTAATATAACTTCTGATAAACTATCTACAGCTAGAACCATATGGGGTCAGAGTTTTGATGGTACTGGTAATATAAGTGGTTCGCTTACTGATGTTAATGATATTACTGGTAATAATACCAGTAATATGGTAATCCAACCAGGCGATGGTACCACACCTAGGTCTCTCCAACTCATGGGCAACAATGATACTGATGGGACTGGTGGTAATGTTGTTGTTGGAAATTCAGCTAGAGGTGCAGTTTACTTTAGAGCTGGAGCAGGGACTGGATATAGATTTGCTAAAGTTGGACAATCTACAATTGAAGGTCTCTTTGATTTTGATGATTTAACAGAGGATAGAAGATTTACATTCCCGAATGCTACTGGTACTATTGCTTTAACTTCAAGTACTGTTTCCAATGCCGATAAACTAGACAACCTAGACAGCACCCGGTTCTTAAGGTCTGATGCTGATGATAGCACTACTGGAGCTCTTACGGTAGAGGGGCTATTTAAGACCAATGAACTTCGCTGTAGATCTGGTAATGGGTTAATCCTCAATGCCGGCGAATCTGCGGGTAAAGTTTCAGGTCAGGATGGTAGCGCTGAATATGTTTTTACCAATTCTGAGTCTGGCGTGAAAGTAAGTACCCCAGACAGGGCTCATGCTAATTGGGAAGCTGGTTATACAGTAGATGAAACTATTATTAGGGGTGAAACGATCCTCATTAACGGCAGCGAAGTCTGGCATGCTGGTAATGATGGTGCTGGTAGTGGTCTAAATGCAGACAAACTTGACGGAAAAGAGTCGGATTCAGAAGTAAGTGCTAACACCGTTCCAGTGAGAACTGGAAGTAGTGACATTAAGGCAAGATTATTCAGGTCAAGTTACCAAGACCAGACTAGTATTAATGGTGGAAGTGGACTAGCATTTAGAGTTAACAATAGTACTGATGATTTTATTCGATTTTGTACTGATAAATCTGCACTTCGTACATACTTAAGTGTCTTAGCGAAAGATGTCGATGATACCACTACTGGAAAAATAACAATATCTCAGACGGGAACTGATCTTTTAACTTTAAACAAACCAAACTCCACCAGTTATGCTGGAATGACCTTTTCGCAAGCTACCGACCCTAGATTTTTGCTTTATCTTAGTAACGTAAACAACGGCACTTTAAATTTACAAGCTAGAAAAAATGGAACCAATTTCAAAAATGTATTCGGCGTTACACAGGACACAGGAGATTTTGAAATTGGTGTTAGTTTGTCTTTAGGTGATAGTAAAAGTATCCTTTTTGGTGATAGTAGTGATGTTGACGTATCTTTCAATTCCAACGGTTGGCTTTATACAGACGTTAAGGGTAATGGTATTATCTTCCAAGATAGTGGAACCAATGTGCTGCGCATCACTGATGATGGTAATATCTACCCAGAGACAAACAACACCAAAACAGTTGGCTCAAGTTCTAACTACTGGAACAATGGTTACTTCACAAACTTGAATATATCTAGTACTCTGAATGTAAGGGGTGCTATTGACCTAGCAGATAATGATATACTTAGGTTTGGTACTGGTGACGACTGTGAGTTATTTTGCAATGGTACTCATATGTACATGGACCTCAATACTGGGATTGGGAATTTCTATATACGAGATGGCACTACTACAAGATTTACATTTAACGACGCTGGTGCTTTTACAGCTACAGGAACTATAACAGCCAGTAAATTTATTGGGGAGGGAGTTAACCCAACAGGTACTGTTATTATGTTTGCTGGGAGTACTGCCCCTAGTGGATACTTAGAATGTAATGGACAGTCTTGTACTGCATTCGCTGCATTGAAAGCTATTGTAGGTAACAATGTACCTGATCTTCGTGGTGAGTTTGTAAGAGGTTGGGATCACGGCAGAGGTGTTGATAGTGGTCGTTCTATTCGTAGTTTTCAAGGTGATCAATTCCAAGATCACCAGCATAATCATAATCACACATATAATGTGTATAACGCTGCGGGTGGGGATTACCAAGCAAAGCAAGAAGGTTCTAATGCTTTTGCAGGAGCAGGATATACAAACAATAGGGCAACTAATGCAACAAACGGCAGTAGAGGTGCCGAGACTCGTCCACGTAACAGAGCCCTAATGTACATCATCAAGACATAAAAATATGAGTGACCAATACTATTGGTGCTAGAATGATTATTACAGTTCTCACTTAGGTGGTTGTTTAATTAGTGTAAAATTTGTTATGCTATATACTGTATAAATGATTTATATACATTACAATGAACAAGGACAGGCGATTCGTCGTCGAAATCGAAGAAGACGTTGCTTCCGGTGAACTCATTGTTCAACTTCCCCCAGAAATTCTTAGTGAATGTTGCTGGTATGAGGGAACTGAGTTAGAATGGGCACTGGAGGGTGGCGAAGTTATCCTCCGCGAGTCAACTAATGACTGATACAATTTATCACATTTACATGAACAACACTTGTATTCGGGCTTGTTTAAATGAGACTGAATTCAAAAAAGAAATGGTCGGCATTAAAACATATTTGGAGTTGACCAATCACACTAAAGATGCTACACTAGAATTTGTAGAGTGCGAAGCGCCTACTTATACAGATGCTTCGTACTAACTACAGTACTAGTATTAATTGAAACGTTTCATTATTATTGAATATTATGGCTAAAGGATTTACCGTCAAAGCAAAAGAACCGCCCAAGGGTAAGGTTGCATCTACCGTAGAAGAATGGGATTATGCAAAGGCAAAGGAGATGCTCAAAGGTAAGAGCATTGTATTCTGTCTTCCAGGTCGTGGCGTAAGCTATACCTACCTAAAGAACTTTGTTCAAATGTGTTTTGATCTAGTTCAGATGGGAGCATCTATTCAGATCTCTCAAGACTACAGTTCAATGGTCAACTTCGCACGTTGTAAGTGCCTCGGCGCTAACGTACTACGTGGTCCCGATCAGATTCCCTGGGACGGCAAACTCAAGTATGACTACCAGCTTTGGATTGATAGCGACATCGTATTCAATACTAATAAGCTACTCCAACTAGTCCTTATGGACACAGACATTGCTACTGGTTGGTACTCTACTGAAGATGGTCGTACCACTTCCGTAGCTCACTGGCTAGAAGAGGATGACTTCGCCAAGAATGGTGGTGTTATGAACCACGAAATGGTTGAAGGAATCTCCAAGCGTAAGAAGCCTTTCACTGTTGACTATGCTGGTTTCGGTTGGATCCTACTTAAGAACGGTGTATTTGAGCACCCCGAGATGAAGTACCCCTGGTTCGCTCCCAAGATGCAAGTCTTTGATTCAGGCGCTGTACAAGATATGTGTGGTGAAGATGTTAGCTTCTGCCTAGATGCTATCGCTGCTGGCTTTGAGATCTGGTGTGATCCTCGCATCCGCGTAGGACACGAAAAGACCCGAGTCATCTGATCACTTTATAAACTGTCCACCACCTCCTACGGGGGTGGTTTTTTAATGTATAATAATAACGCAAGACCTATATTGAATATGCATACACACAACGAACATCCTGGGTTCTACGATAAGTGGTTTAAGATTTGGTCGGACTGCACCCCAGAAGTACTAGACGCCACTGCTATTATCCGTGTAATGGAATGCACTAATGGTTGCGTTCAGTATGGTTTTCGTGGAGAAAGCCCTAACGCACTATCGGTAGAACAGACCCGCGAGTGTATGAAGGTCTCTATGGGGGCTATAAAGAGCAAGAAGCTGCCTCTACCAACGGGAGAGGTAATCCATATGCCCGAAGGAGCAATCCCCCTTATGGATGCTGCTAGGGACCTCT